AGCCGGGAGACGAACTGGAGTTTGACGGGCGCAGGTGGCCGGTGCTTGCTGTATCTACGGTTCCGGGTCTGGACGGAAAAGAATCTCATAGGGAGTGTGCTGTGTGATGGCAAAGAACAAATGGCGCATTAAAGAGGCGACCAAAATTGCAGAGGAAGCGGCACTAAAAGCGCTGCGGACCGGTGCAGAGGCGATACTCACCGAGGCTATCGATGAGGCCCCAGTTGACACAGGGACGTTGCGCCGGAGCGGGACGGTAACAGTAGGAAGTAAGGCAGACGGTGGACAGGTGTATGCAGCTGCAGAGGCCGGAACTGAAATGAAAGATGCTTTCCCGAATGAAATTGGCAAAGAAAAAGCCGTCTACATCAGCTTCAATACACCGTACGCCAGGCGCCAGCATGAGGAACTAGATTACAATCACCCCCGAGGCGGCAAGGCCAAATACCTTGAAGACCCGTTTAACCGGCTGAAAAAAAAAGTTGTAAAAATGGCTGAACTGAGGATTAAAAAAGCCCTCCGGGATGCAAAGTGAGGTGATGACGATGTGATGTTAAAAGAAATAGGCACATACCTACAGGGCCAGGGAATAGGAACGCTTGGGGCTAATTTATTTTTGGGCCTGATGCCCGATCAGCCCGACAACTGCATAGCGCTTTTTGAATATGCCGGCAGCCCTCCGGATTTGCACTGGAACGGAGAATACCCAGGCCTGCAGGTACGGGTCCGGAACAAAAGCTATGCGGCCGGCAGGGCAAAAATCGGGGAGGTGGTCAATGAGCTACACGGACTACATGAGCAAGTATTATCCGGTACCAGGTACCTGCTTATCAAGGCAAAGGGCAGTCCAGAAGTTTTGAAACGCGACGGAAGTAATCGAACCGAATGGTTCGTTAACTTTGAAATTATTAAGGAGAGTGATTAAATCATGGCATTGGCTGGAAAATCAGGAGCTGTAAAGCTCAGCGCAAATAAAATAGCTGAAATATCGAACTGGAGCTTGGACCTGGGCGCAGATGACATTGACATCACCAGTTTTGATTCACAGGGATGGAAGGAATACCTGGCTGGACTGAAAGAGTGGTCCGGTAGTATCGAAGGCAATTTCAAACCTGACGATACTACCGGACAGAAAGCAATTCTCAATGCGTGGCTGAGTGGCGAGAAGTTGACATTTACCTTTGAGGTTTCCTCGGGAGTAACCTTCCAGGGCAGTGCGTTTGTCAAGCCATCAATCGAGGTACCGGTTGACGACAAGGCAACGTTCAGCTGCGATATCCAGGGCACCGGCGCATTGACGCTACCATCGTAAGGAGATGAATTGACAAACAAAGGTTGCTCCTCCTCTATGGTTGTGATATAATAATGACAAACAGAGTGTAGAGGAGGGGCAACAGTATGTCAAGAAGAAGACCAATCAAAAAATGCGTTGAATGTGGGGAAATGGCTCCGCACCATGCACGTGGGTTATGTTCAAAGTGCTACGAAAGATTTAGGTATTACAAAAAGGTAGCAGATAAAAAATTACCTCAGAGGCGAAAAAGCGATATAAATACGGCATTTTTCAAAGCATGGGGGCCAGAAATGGCATATGTATTTGGATTTATTTGTGCTGACGGATATATAAACCAAGCCTTAACCCAACTCGTTATTTATAACACAGACTACAATATCCTAGACAAAATAAGAAATACAATGAGTTATGATCACGAAATAGCATGCTATGAAAAAACAAAGGTTTATAGACTAAATGTTTCAAAAAAAGAGATAGTGGAGGATTTAGTTGATTTGGGGCTGGTGCCTGCGAAATCATTGACACTGCGGTTTCCAGATGTACCTGAAATCTATGTGTCAAATTATATAAGAGGATATTTTGACGGCAACGGAACTATTAATTTCCATGAAAAGGGGAGCAAGCCCCAAATAACAGTGGGTATTTCAACTGGGAGCCAATGCTTTGCTGAAGGTTTATTGGAAGGTGTAAAAAATACAGAGGGAATCAGAGGCTCAATTCATGTTAACAAAAACCAAAAGAATGATTCTTACAGTATAAATTTCTATGGTTACAATGCAGTACATTTTTTGGTGTGGATTTACTGGAATGCAAACGGGTTATTTTTAGAGAGGAAGCACGAAACGACAAAAAGTTTTTTAAGCAAATATATTTAATGCGAGGTGAGAATTATGGCCGTAGTAGGAATGACTGGTGCGGTATACGTTTCTGACGTTAACACCGCTCCGGTGTCTTTTAACGATGAAACTTGTAGTGCTGTTGATGCACAGCGAAAACGGTACCAGATTGAC